AGCATCTGGATTTACACTTACAGGAAATCTATTGAGATTATCAACAACATTCCCATCCCTTGTTGCTATCAAAGGAACTTCAAAAAGTGTTCTTTCTTGATTTAGAAAGTCCTGTGTATTCTTATTCCACTGAGCCATTAATCACTCCACGATAATCTTTCTGGTTGATATCTCTGTGCGTTTTTGATTCTAGAAGTATTTACCTGACCAGGATAGATCTGATGAACAATCGCTCCAGGATACTCTCCTTGAATTTGTTCTGCGAGTTCATTCTTAGAAATCATTGTACCTTCTACTTCTAGACGGTACATCTTTCCTTCCCAGACAACATCAGCAAAGAAAGATTCTTGTGGTTGTTCTGGTTCTGGTTGAGAACCCCCAACATTGAGGGTTCCATTAAAGTCACCATTGATGGTGATGCTTTCTGATAGAAATTTTTGAAAACTTTTCATTGATCAGCACTTCCAGCGACGACGGGCTTTGCAAATTGCTTTATCGGGGTCTTTTGAGCAATCAATGTTATGCATGTCTTGCTGCCCCTTAGAGCGCGAGCAGAAGGACTTTCTGCGCTTAGCATCCTTACTGCCTGGTTTTGGATCACCAGTTACAGCAGTCTTAAGTTTGGAACCTGGGTTCTCACGGCGATATGCCTTAACTGCTGCAGGACTCATACCATCAGTTTTATCGGACTTATTGACTTTTTGCCAATCTTCACCTAGATCTTCTCTCCAGTTTGAGAAATTTTCTTTCGCGGTTTTAGGTCTAGTCATACTGTAAAGTCTTTTATTACCTACACCAGGAATAAATTCTCCAAGTTCTCCTTTTGCCTTATCATTATTATCTACATCACCATCAGCATCAGTGTCAATTCTTTTTGATGCTTTACTAACTAATTTTTTAAGATTACTTCCGGAAGGAACTTCATGTGGTGTATGTGCTTGTTTATGAATTTCATTTATTTCTTCTTCCTTAACACAATTGGGAACCATTTTTTCTCCCTTCTTTTTCATACCAAGTTGCTTATATCCAACCCAACATTTTTCATCAATAGGTTGTCCACCTTTAATTGGTTCTGGTTCAATAAGATTTACTGTTTCAATTTCAAATGCTTTAAAGTCATCTCTCCAGTTTGAGAAGTCATAACTCTCAGACTTGTTACCCCAGTTAGCGGCACCTACTTTACGACACTTGACTAATGCACCAGAAGCATATGCACTTGGCCAAACACTATAGCGCGACTTTACTTTATTGTAGCAAGCATCTTTCTTTCCACTACCCTTACCTGGTTTGTCCTTTGCTTCATTAACTTCCATTTCTTCTTTTCTTACCTTTCTATCAGTTTTTACCATTGTTGGTTTAGAAGCACCTGATTTTTCTTGCTGACCTGGATCCTCTCTTCTTTTAGCAGCAGCGGCAGCAAGTCTTTCCTTCTTAGACATACTTGCTCTCTTTGCAGAAGATACGCACTTAGGAATGCCTTCACCTGGTTTATCACTGGCACAAGAATCACCAGTCACCACGTTGACCCAACCTTTCTTACCATCTTTTGATTCGGATTTGCCAAACCAATCAAGGAGACCTTCTTCATTAACTACTTCTTCACCCATACTAGCATCATTACCATTACCATTACCATTTGAACCATTCGAATCTTCGGATGAATCATCATCTACGGAGTGTCCATTTTCTTTACGAAGATATCCTGCTGGTCCAACAACCTTAAATCCCTTGGGAATTGGTTTACATTTTTTGTCAGTATAGCAATAGTAGTGTCCAGATTTACACCTACCATTTGCTTCTTCTTTCATTTCTCCACTATCAACATAATCTGCTGCTGTGTCAATATAATCTGCTGCTTTGGTAATTTTAGACTGTACCCATGCTTCTAAATTACCTTCACCCTTTTTACCCATCTTCTTCTGAAGACGTTTAACTGCATTAGAGACCGTTCTTAACTCAGAACGAGCCATAGAATATTCATGATCTTTTTTTTCTTCTGTCATTTTCTTTTTTCGCCCTTGGCAGTGAGCACGTTGACTAAAACCTTTTGGGTTGCCACAATCAATTGATTTTTTATATTTTTCGGACCAACCCATCAGAAAACAAGTTTATTCTTTATTATTTAGAAAACCTTGTTTAAGTAATTTTTGCAACTCAGATGTTGATCCAACAAATACTGCGTTATTGGTAACGTTATTCGTCGTTTTTACATTTTCATCCTGAACATCTTTTAGTTTTTTCTGCAAATCAATCAATTTGTCTGTTGTATCGGCAACACTTTTGATTAATTGTCCGGCAACTTCATATGCTCTTGGACTTCCACCTTCACCAGCAAGTTCCATAATTCCATTAATTGCTTCTTGCCCCTTCTCAATCAATGAATATAAATTTGCGCGGGTATATTCATAGTCCTTTTCAATATCTGGACCCTTTGGTTTAACAATATCTATCTCCGCAGAAACATTTTTAGTCTCCACAATACTACTCTCGGTGTTGAGAGCCTTGTCTATAGAATCATAATTATTATTCATAATTTATCAAATGTCTTCCTGCTGAGTAGGACTATATGTTTTGGAGTCTGTAAGAATTTCCCATGATTCGTTAAATCCAAAATCATCACTTGGTCCAGCAGAAATTGGATCTGGTGTAACAGTATACCTCATTTCACGTTTTGCTGTTGCTATATTGGTATCTGTGTGAATATCTGCTTGTACCTTACGAATGATACTGTCTGTAGAATCTGAAACAGGTCCAAACAGATAAGTTTTAGCAGTAAATCTTAAAGTATATATCAGAGCCCTTCTAGTATTAAAATCTCCCTCATAATCATCTTGGAAATCTATGCTATCCAAAACTATGGGAACATCTCTCTTTTCCCCGATAGAACTTACTAAATCTATTGTTAAATTAAATGCTGGTTGGAAAAATGGCAAAATCTGTTCAATTATTTGAAGTGCATCGTCATTTAATTTGCTAAAAATATTAAGTTCAAATCCAATATTATATGGAACTGGCATATAAACTTTTTTTAAATTTGCCCCAGCGGATGCTTTAAAAGTTTGAGTGACACCTGCCTTTCTGGCAGGATCATATTGAATAGAAACCATTTCAAATGACATTCTTGGTAGAGTAATAGCAATAGATTTATTCAACTCTGCCTGTTCCTGAATTTTTGTCAGAAACTTTTGCATCGGACCATAGGAAATACCTACTTTAGTTTCGTCCAATACATTCCCATTGTCTTTGGAGTGTCTAATATAAACATTATTAAACAACGTTCCAAATCCAATGATTGTTTTTCTTATAATCTCGTGATAAAAGTAAGTACCTAACATTAATATTCTCCGAATGGGTTAGACTCTGTAAAGTCTAAAATGCCGTCTGCTTCAGTTTCAATCTCTTCATTTACATCATATGGATTATCATAACTTTCACGGTTATAGGATTCTACAACATAAGTTGCTGTTGATATTCCACCAATGATTGTTTCACCAACTAAGAAGTTTCCAGTATTTAGGGAAACTTGCAAGTCTACAGGTGCAAACTGAACACTAATATCAGTTCTTCTCTTAAAGTTTCTAACTCTTGCAGTAACACCGGAAGATTGTCCTGTAACCTCCTCATTGTAATAGAAAGTTCCAACTCCAGCTACTGGACTTGAGATGGTTACGGTTGGTGCCTGTGTATATCCGTATCCAGCATTCACTATCTTAAGACCAGTGACTTCACCATCAGACACAGACGCCTTTGCAATTGCAGTTTGTCCAATAGAAGGTCCAGTTATGGTTACAGTTGGTTCGCTACCATAATATCCTTTTCCTTGATTAGTAATAGAAAATGACAATATTCCACCAGTTACAACTATTGCGGTAGCAGCTGCTCCAGCACCGCCACCACCACTAATAGTAACCGTTGGTGGATCTGAAGTTGTGTATCCAAATCCAGTATTTGTTAAGAGTATCTCCTTTATAGACTGCACATTTCCTACAGAGGTGGTTATAGCAACAGCAGTTGCCGTAACCGTTCCAACACCAGAAGATGGTGGAGATATAGTAACAGTTGGTGTGCTTGTATATCCAGATCCATCATTAGTCAAAATAATTTGACCAATGGATGGTAAGTTTGTCGTTATACCAGATATAGTTATATTTGAAGCTGCCGTGGCAGTTATCGCAGTACCAACTAATCTTAAAGTTGTAATATATCCTTCGTCTTCTACAGTATTATCAACTTCGTCAATAGCGGTGTCAATAAGTTCATTTTCATATTCATAAAGTTCACAATTCAATTCATAAACATAATTTTTGCCTAATTGATAAAAAGGTTTTTCAGACTCTACTCTTTTTATCTCAAAAAGTCTTTCTCCTAGAGGAAAATAAATCAAGTCTCCTTCTTTTGGTCTTTCAATCAAGTCCGCAAAGTCATAATCTAAAATTCTACCCTCTCTAATACCAGATGAAATACCCTCCAAAAATGGGGCGATAAAGTCTTCGTATCTTTCTCTTGATATAGTTAGACTAAGTTCATTTTGTAATTTAAGACCAAATTTGGTCATTAAATCACTCCCTGGAGCATATCCGTCATAGTTGTTAATATATGCCTCAATCAAAAAAACATCATCAAACTTTGATGATTGTATTTCTCTGATTATATTATCAGTTTTGAAAATCTTTCTTGGTAGATAGTATACCTCAACACCGTATACAGTGAGTTGTTCGTTAATTAGATCTTGAACAAGTCTCTGTTCACCTGGAGATCCTTGTAGGAAAAATGGATTTAAAGTCATAATTATCCAATTAAGTCCATGGGTGGCAATTCATACTCTGAAGACATTCTTTGTTTTATTTCCTCAAGGTCTCTTACGCCATCCTCATAAAGTTGTCTTCCATTTAATTCCGTTCCTCCAGGAAGTTTTACTCCTTGGAACTTAATCAAATTCTGACCCCATTGTCTCTTTATGAGAGCAGTAAGGTATTGCTTTACAAAACTATCATTATATACCTGAGTAAATGAATCAGGATCTAATGCTCTATAACATTCCAAAACTAAATAATCACCAGCTGCTTGAGATCCCCAATCAATATCTAGGTACAATCTATCTTGTCTTTTATTAAATCTAACTTGCTTGTCTGTTGTCAATAAAAAGTCAATATCCTCAAGATATGATTTTACCATAGAATACTGTAAAAGTTCTACAGAATTAAAATAATAAAGGTCATTTAAAAATAATTGATATTTTATACTGAACATTCCGCCAGAAATAGAACTAGTGTCAAATTTAAATATTTTCTCAATTCCTATTACAGATTCTGGAACTTGTATATAATTTGAGTTTTCATAAAAACTAAAAGTAGTTGCTGTTCCAACAATCGTTGAGGTTCCAGTTGTTGTTACAATTCCAACTCCATCAGTATTTTTTGCCCTACCTCTAGCAAGATCATCATCAGTTATTTTGTACTTTAAGTACATCTTTTCCACACCATCATAGTGACGTTCATTAAAATACTGAATGGCATCATCTACTAAATCATCAATCTGCTCATCGTCAACGTTTATTTCTAATACAGGAGCTCCAAGTCTTCTCAAACAATAATCAATAAGTCCTTGTCTAGTGCTTGGTTTTGCCATCAGAACTGTCCTCCATCAATTGTATCTGTCCAAACTGGTATGCCACTTGCATTTGTTGTTAAGACATAATTACTAGTACTTATTCCAGATTCTGTACTTGCAGCACCAATCAGTTTTCCAGTATCATCAAAATATGCAACTCCATTAGGACCATCAAAATCTCCTACTTCATAAAACAAACCATCGGTTACTGTTGCAAAACCAGTAATTGATACATTTCCAGTAGTAAACTGATTCCCTTCAAATGTGGATATCCCAGAAACATATAAATTTGTTGAGGTTACCAGACCAGAAAATCTTGCATCCTTCCAGCGTTTGCCGACAATACCCAAATCGTAACTTGCATCATCACTTGGGTTCAGATCTGATACAAATTCGCCACCAATATTAATATCATCAGTGTCTTGATCACCAAGATTGATCGTTCCACCTCTAAATGTGACAATACCAATAAATTCAGATGTGCCGTCAACCTTTAAGTTTTGACCAACAGTTAAATCATTGTTTACAAAAAGATTTCCACCAGTTGTAGTAATACCACCAGAAGAAGCAAGTGTTGTTACTCCAACTGTCTGCAGATTGCCATTAACAACTAAATTGCTACTTATATCTACAGAAGCATTAATGTCTAAATTGGAAGCGAATGTAGAAAGACCTGCAACATTTAGTTCATCTAAATCTGATAATCCATCTACAATTAAGTTAGAGGAAATATCTACCGATGCGTTTACATCTACGTCCGATGCAAAAGTTGATAGACCAGAAACATTCAGTTCATCAAGTTCTGATAAACCATCAACGTCAATAGAAGCATTGATGTCAATATCCGAGGAAAATGTTGAGATTCCAGAGACCAGAAGGTCATCAATTACTAAGTTTCCATCAACATCAACATTACCATCAATATTTGTATCACCAATAAAGGTAGATACACCAGATACGAATAAATCCGTTGTTGTTACAAGACCGGAGAATCGTGCATTTCTCCATCTTTGTGTTGTAATACCAAGATCATAACTTGCATCATCACTTGGATTCAGATCTGATATAAATTCACCACCAATGTTAATGTCATCACTAACAGCATCACCAAGATTTATAGTTCCTCCCCTAAAGGTTACAATACCAATAAATTCAGATGTACCATCAACCTTTAAGTTTTGACCAACAGTTAAATCATTGTTTACAAAAAGATTTCCGCCAGTGGTTGTGATTCCTCCAGCAGAAGCGAGTGTTGATACTCCACTAATATTCAGTGACTGTGCTGTTAGTGGTCCAAGAATATTGAGAGATGGTGCCGTTATTCCTTCCGAAGAACTTATAGTTACACCAGTTCCTACGGTTATGATGTTACTATCACCATTTACAACAATGGTTCCAGTTCCAAATGTTACGACACCTACTACCTTTGCGTTACCACCTACGTTTAAATCCTTTGCAATACCAACACCACCACTAAAAATTACTCCACCAGTTGTTGATGAAGTTGATTGTGTGGTATTGGAAAATGTAACTATTCCTGTAGCAATTAACGAAGACGAATCAATCGTATCCGTCATATAGAACTTCTCATCCGAGAGGTTCCAAACAAGAAGCACCCCGTCCTTTGTCTTTAGGGCGGTATCTATGTCATTTAAGTTGACTATTCGTGTTGGGGGTGCAGAAGCGTTAGATAATACCCTAATTACGTTCTGTGACCCAATCCTGTCGTTAATATTAGGCATTACCTGGTGACTCCCCCGCGTACTAGTGCTGACCCTTCAACGGCTTTATACTCTCTACCAGAATTTAATATCTTCACATCATAAACATATCGCCCCGGTTTTAAATCAAGTGTTTGAGTACCAGTCAATGAAATTGTAATGACACCACCTTCAGCATTACTCACTGTAGATGCAAAAGATACTTTAGATGTAGATCCATAATGTTTTCTTAGTTGCCCTGAAGTAGTAGTGCCAGTTAAATCCAATGGAGAATTTGTTCTAGTATCTTCCAGCTGGAAAGACGTGTCAAAGTCAAATCCCTGTTCAATTACAATGTTAGATACATAAACTGCCATTATTAGATTTAAAAGTATTCCTACAGATATTTATATTTGCAGCACGTCCATTAAATTATTTCTTATTTAGCAATTCCTTTAGTAGTGATTTTATCTCATCGATATCATTTTTCATTCTATCCAATTCCTGTCTTTGCATCTCTTTATGTTGTAGAGAATTTACATATTGATTATATGAAGTGGTGTCACAGTTTACTATGGCACCACTTTTTTCATCCCTGTAGAGATTTTTATGTCCGTCAACTCTTATCATACCAGAGCGATTGTCCTCAAATCTTTGATTCTTGGAGCATGTGCCTGATCAGTTCCAGACAGTACAATTTTAATTGTATAACCAGTAAACAGATCTAAGTCATTAGCAGTAAATTCATACTCAAGATATTGATTTTCCAAACTTGCAGGAACAAAGGTATCAGGTCTTCCACTATTTTTAGCAGAATCAACTGGAGAAAGTGCTCCATCAGCACCAACAGTTAAGTTATCATATCCAGGGAACAACTCAAATTCTTGGGTAACTTCACTAGAGTCTGCTCTAATTAAACTATAAAGAACTCTAAAATCAGCAGATTCATGTCTGTATGCTGCAAGTATCACTTTTAAAGAAGTTGAAGCTTGTGTAAGATTTACAGTATTAGAAACGTAAACTGCTGAATGTGGATCGAATAGTAGTGAATTTACTCTATTATCTGTCGTATAGTCCGAAATAGGATTATTTAATCTATTCAGTCTAAATTCAGTCAGTGCAGTATCAGTGTAGATTATCGGTGATAAATTAGTATCTGATGTGTTTAATGTTATTCCTGTAGTGAAAGACTTATTTCTAGGTAGATTTGTAAGTCTCGTTGTTTCATTAATGTTTGATGCTACAAGTCTAACAGAACTCAATCTATTTACTTCATTTATCTCAACATTTTCAAATCCATTGTCAACAAAAGATGATTCATTTCCATCTACACTTGTTCCTGTAGTCGTTCTTACGGATGCAGTTACGGAAGTTGAGGAACCTGGAGTCAAAATATCATAATTTGGAACAATTTCATTGAATTGAATATTTTCAGTTGCTTTACAATTTGCTCCTCCAAGAGATGCTTCGGAATTAAATGAAAGTTGAGGAGTTCCAGATGTATCTCCATCATTTGATCTGTCAGATCCATTAGTAGACATGTCAATCGCAATATGATATTGATCAATGTCATTACCCAAAGAACTTATGTCATGAGTAACTCCATTAATTCTTCTGAGAGATACACCATTAAGTTCATACTTTGTAACTAAAGATCCAGATTCATGTGGTTGAACTTTTCCTTCTACAGATCTTGAACTTATCGATAATGTTCCACTTCCAACATCATTATATGAGATTATTTCATCTCCAATTTTGACATATCCAAGATAAGAACCTGAAACAGTTTGACCCTCAAATGTGGCAAAGTTTGATGTACTTGCAACACTAATAGTTGCTGTCTCATCTATATTGAGAGATGAAGATAGTGTTGTGGATGGGACATTTGGTTCAATTCCAGAAAGAACAACCTTGTTCGTGGAAGAATACATTCCATGATCAAAATGACTTACTCTCAGATAATTTCCAGAGTTCAGATTTGCACCTTCTGATGTCCTATCAGTAATTGTAGTTGTTGCAAGAGATACAATAGTTCCTGCATCATTGTAGTAACTAACTGCTGCACCAACTTGGAATGACTTAGATGCTCCTTTTTCACCTTGTACATTGGAGAGATAAAGTGTATCTAATCCACTGATAGACTCAATAGTAAATCTTACATCTCTTCCAAGAGTTGTAACAATTCCAACAACATCACCAACTTGATATCCATTTCCTGTTGCAGTTGTTGCTGCAACACCAGTAACGACACCACCAGAAGCAGTGATGCTTAATCTGAGACCAGATCCACTACCAACTATATTTGTGGTTTCTAAGTTTGCAAAAGTTCCTGTTGGATAGTTTGATCCACCATCAGTTATTGCAACATTAGAAACTGCACTTCCAGATCCTACAACATATCCATATCCAAATCCATTCGAACCAGAAATTTTCCTACCAGTTGTTAAAATTCCAATAATTCCAGCATCAGTGACCGTTGTGATTCCAAGAGTTAATGTTTTTGGTAAAGTTGTAATGGGACTATTATTTAATGTTTCAACATACCCATTACTTTCATCCAAAGTTGGATTATAGAAGAACGCTGTTCCAGTAGTTGATGTAAAACTTGCCTTATATAATTTAAATTTAAGATCTTGATACTGATTAGCAGTCCAAATAGACCCATTTTGAGATTTAAACAAACTTCCAAGGGCAAACTGTTTGGAATATATGACTGCTTCTGCATCTGGGAGAGATTGTGTATTTACAGTTCTTTCTCCCATCTCTGCTATCCACAATTCATATTCATCAGTGGTTTCTGCAACAGCAACAATCGCATATTCTTGTCCAGGTGCTAAGAAAATTGGATAATCAAATGTTACTGTTGTTGCAGTTGTACCGTTTGATGAAATGTTTACTTCAGGTGGTGTTAGAGTAACTGGATTTCCAATGATTGTTCTAGTTGGAGTTCCTAACTCGACCGTTCTAACTTCAATTCTTACAGGATCATTTCCAGATGGTTTGTTAGCAAAGAATAGATCTACAGCAGTCAAAAATGCTCCATTAGCATCACTATTTTGTCCATTTAAATCTGGTGCATCAATTGTTCCACCGACACTAAATGATTGTGCAAGTGGATCATAGAAGTTAGAAGTTACTGTGGTAGTTTGACGTTGACGAACCTCAAATCTACCTTCAGATTTATATGATGTTTCTGCAGTTGATTGTAATTGGCTTCCAGGAATGGGAGCAGCATTAGTTGAACTATTGGTTAATTTGTAAGTTTTTGTTCCCGTTGTAATTCTAACAGCAGGAGATGGAACTGTGTGTGGATTTCTTAAGAAGAAAGAACCTAAAAGATCGCCATAATTATCACTAATAAGACGAAGATCCTTAACATATGCAATTGCCCCACTAGTTTGTCCAACT